AAATGACCGCCCGCGTGAACGCAGACTCCCTGATTAATTCTCTCCGCGATCTTTACGGAAATACTATCTCGGCTGCAGATGTTCGTGCATACTGCGCTTCGACTGGTATTTCTTATCCCACGGTGACTAACAAACTGGATAACTACAAGACAGGTCGCGGCAAATGGAACCTGACTGTTCAAGAAGCACGTCAACAACTTGAAACTGTAGCAGCCGCACCTGCAGTTGTTCCTCCTATTGAGCAAAATCTCATCCCACAAAAAGATGATACCTTCGTCAAGTTTGGTAATTTCAACGATCTACGCAAGATTATTCAGTCGCGATTGTTCTATCCTACGTTCATTACGGGTTTGTCGGGTAATGGTAAAACGTTCTCGGTTGAACAGGCCTGTGCTCAGTTGGGTCGGGAACTTATCCGCGTAAACATTACTATTGAGACTGACGAGGATGATCTTATTGGTGGTTTCCGTCTTGTAAATGGCGAAACCGTATGGCACAATGGTCCAGTAATTGAAGCTCTAGAACGTGGAGCAATCCTTCTCCTTGATGAGATCGACCTTGCTTCCAACAAAATTCTCTGTCTCCAATCCATTCTAGAAGGTAAGGGTGTCTTCCTTAAGAAGATTGGTAAGTGGATTGCTCCAGCAAACGGTTTCAATGTATTCGCAACCGCAAATACTAAAGGCAAAGGTTCCGACGACGGCCGATTCATTGGAACTAATGTGCTTAACGAAGCCTTCCTAGAACGTTTCCCTGTAACCTTCGAACAGGAGTATCCGACTCCCGCAATTGAACAAAAGATTCTTGAGGGTATTTCCTTGGACTTGGGAGTTGAGAATCGGGACTTCTGTAAGCGTCTCTGTGATTGGGCAGACATTATCCGCAAGACCTTTTATGATGGTGGTGTGGAAGAAATTATTTCTACCCGTCGTTTGGTTCATATCATTCGTGCTTACAGTATCTTTAGTGACAAAGCAAAAGCAATTCAAGTTTGTTTGAATCGCTTTGATGATGAAACCAAACAATCCTTTATGGAACTGTATGACAAGGTTGACGCTGACGTAAATTTTGGAGAAAACAATGGACCTGTGGAAAAACTGGAAGAAGGTACTGTGGGAAACCTTCCCTGACCTTGAGAACATCTGTGACTGGGCAGACTGGGAGGGCAAAGGCACCTCCCTCCGTGCCAAGGTCTACAATAATGAGTACATCGCCAAGTCACGGGAGGTCGATATTTGGAACGAGAAATCCTCCATATACAACAACATCATCTATCCAAAAACGGGTGAGAATCTACCCTGTTTCGGAATGGATCTGATGGGGTTCTTTGAGAAGAAGGTTATTATCGTATTCGACTTCCAACATCCCGTAGAGAACTATCTGTTCTCTCATCCCGATCTTCCCAAGGCAGATGGTACATTCAGGTTCTTTGAACCAGGAAATCATTTCTCGGAAAACATCTACGTTGCTAAATGTACGATGTCTGAGGTTGATGATCATCTTGACATGTTCAGGAAATACTTGACTGTCTACAAGGAGATGTTAGAATGTAAGAAACCTAGTGGGCTTGAAATGTCCTCAACTTATTCTGATTTCGACAAGTACATGAGGAAACTAGATCCAGTTAGTGGATACCTTGCCAATCAATTTGGTGAAGAAAAGTCCGAATCACTTGTAAACGATTTCCTTTTCAGTTATGGTTAACTCTTGGTCTTTACTTTATGATGAACTTTATATGAAAGACGAAACCAAGCATTCAAAATATTGGTACGATTATGATCGTAATGATCCCGATCGACCAAACCCATTTGTGGATGGACATGGTGACGTACACTATCCACCCCAAAAAGAAGAATACTATGAAGGCGTAAACTCCGAAGGACGTTATCATCCAGACAACCCCAATCAAGATTTTTGGCATGAGGACGGCACAGAGTTTATTGGCAATCCGTATGCTGACGTTGTAGCCGCTGCACCCGTAGACTGGAATGTCTATGGTGACGGCTCTTACACTAAAGACACAGTTACTTTTAATATGAATACATCTGACATGGACTTTATTTCTGCTAATGGGGGTTTTGAATATACTCCGATTGCAGATACTAAAAAAGAAGAATGGGTTTATGAATCACCTGACGGGGGAAAGACAGTTACTCGCCGTAAGCCTGGTTCTACGTCCAAGGAACTGATTAAATTTCCAACCTCACAAGTTGATGAAGAAAAAGCCCCTCACTTCTGGCAGTACGAAGAGGACAAAACCCTCAAAGAGGTTCGTGACTATCTCTCAGGAACCTATCGTGCTCATTACACATCGAAAGAGTCTAAGACTCAGACTCTTGACTTGATTGAAAGTATCGGTGATGCAGAAGCTTTCACCCGATCCAACGCTATTAAATATCTGTCACGGTTTGGAAAGAAGGATGGCAAATCCAAACTTGACATTCTGAAAGCCATCCACTATTGTATCCTTCTCTACCACTTCGCTGGACTTCATAATGCAAACAAAAACCCCTATGAAACTTTCTGATCGCACTGTTAATCTTCTGCGTAACTTCTCTACGATTAATCAGTCTATCTTGTTCAAGGAGGGTAAGAAACTTCGCACCATTAGTGTGATGAAGAACATTCTTGCAGAGGCAAACATCGATGAAGAGTTCCCTCAGGACTTCGGTGTCTATGATCTTGGTCAGTTCCTGAACTCCCTCAACCTGTTTCAAGAACCTGATCTGGTCTTCAATGGTGATAGCTATGTCACAGTGAAAGAAGGTAAACAGAAGTCCAAGTACTTCTTTGCAGATCCTAGTGTGATTGTTTCTCCTCCAGAGAAGTCTATCACTCTACCTTCTGTTGATGTTGAGTTTAATCTCAAGAGTTCTCAGCTGGATCGTCTTCTCAAAGCCGCATCTGTTTACCACCTGACTGATCTTTCTGTCATTGGTGAAGATGGTGAAATCAAACTGATGGTTCATGATCGTAAGAATGATACTTCTAACGATTTCTCTATCGTGGTTGGTGAGACTACTAGCAACTTTGCTCTTCACTTCAAAGTTGAGAACATCAAGATTGTTCCTGGTACTTATGATGTCAAAATCTCTCGTAAACTTTTGTCTGAGTTTAAGTCTTCTGAGTACGATCTGACCTATTATATTGCTCTAGAACCTGATCTTACCTGGGAAGAATGAACATCTTTGTGACTGACCCGAATCCTTACGTTTCTGCTCGGTCACTCCCTGACAAACATATTGTCAAGATGCCACTTGAGAGTTGTCAGATGCTTAGCATCATTTACTCCAAGTGGTATTTTAATTGGGGTGATCTTCACCGTATGGATGGTCAACCTTATGAAACCCGAAAGGGTGCATTTCGTAATCATCCTTGTACAAAGTGGGCTGCTGAAAGTCACTATAACACTGCTTGGTTGATTCAACATGGTTGTGCTCTCGCTGGTGAATATCAACACCGATACGGTAAAGTACACTCATGTGCAAAAACTCTCTTTGAAGCCAAAAAATTGTTTCACCGTATGGTAAAACAGGCTGTAACATGTTATAGTATGGCTGATAACTTCACCCGTGCAATGCCAGATGAGTACAAACTTGACACAAGCATTGACACTTTTACTGCTTACAAGATGTATATCGCATCCAAACCTTGGGTTGCATCTAATTATCTTCGTGACGAATCCCGTAAACCAGATTGGCTATGATT